GCATAGTCGAGTTTAGAGAGAAGTTTCCGCAAGGGTCACTTCAGCAAGTCAGCTATGAGTTTGTAAATGTAAACGGCAAGGATTGGATTATCTACACCGCTGCCGCTTACCGCTCACCAGATGATCAGCGACCTGGTATCGGAACAGCTTGGGAGCCAATCCCAGGGCCGACAAACTTTACTAGAGATAGTGAAGTTCAAAACGCAGAAACAGCCGCGTGGGGTAGAGCTATGGTTGCCGCGCTCGCTGTTGACACCAAGAAGGGCATTGCGTCATCAGAGGAAGTTCGCAATCGCAAAATCAAGACCTCAGCAACAGCTAAGGATTGGTCAGCGATGGCAGACGCATTAGGCAATGACATAGAGGGTTTACGATTGTTATACAGCGAAGCCAAAACAGGTGGAGCAACAACCGACACACTCGACAAGATCAAGGCAATCGCTAATGGACTCTCAAGCAAAAAGGATTCTGATTCAGTCAATCCTTGAATTACAAGAGTGCCTACAAGAGCAATACAAAGAGGGACACCTGACGAAAGTTAGCAACCTATGGGAACTACAAAGAGAACGAGCAGAGAGGCTAAAGCATGGAAATTATTACACCCAGCCACATAGTCGAGGAACTTCAAAGGCTGACCAGGGAGATGGACAAGGGAGCTAACGCTCTCTACGATGCCGAGTGCAAGCTGGCAGACGCTGAGTCAGCTTATGACAGGGCAATTTCGCTGGCCTTCATCAACAACTCTGGGACTGTGGCAGACCGGCAAGCTGTGGCTAAGTTACAGGCAGTAGAGGAAAAGCTGAAAGCTGACCTAGCAAGGGCTGAATACAACAGGGTAAAGACCAAGATGAGGGCCTTGTCAGACCAAGCAACCATGATGGCTGTAATTAGCAAGAATGTCGAACTTCAGTGGAGAAACGCCTAGCTGGTAGCCTTATCGGGTGATAGCCGAATCTTGCTCCTGTGGGGCAAAAATAAAGACTGATGACGCTCAGGCAATCAAGCTTGTGCGTGAATGGCGGCGTAAGCACACTTGTCAAACCGACATAACCGACAACACCGACATAATCGAGGCAGTCAATGGTGGCATGTCGGAAACAACAATCTCTCTAGGCTTTCAACCTGGTGAGATGCCAGCGAAGATTTATGATCCGTTCGATGACTAAGAAAGAGTTTGATAAATACCTAGCGCGTGACAGGGGTTGCTGGCACTGTGGCTCGACAGGAGATGACCTAATACCTCACCACAGGCTCAATAGAGGCATGGGAAGCAAGAACTTGAAGGCAAGTGACCCAAGCAACATTATTGTCCTTTGCAGCCAAGCTAACGGCTTGCTAGAGAGCAACGCTAAGTTTGCTGAGCTTGGTAGGCAATTCGGTTGGAAACTTAGGCAGCACGAAACGCCGACTGAAGTGCCTATCTTCGGTCATGGTGGCTGGTGGCTTTTGAATGATGATTTTACAAAAGATTTGCTAGAAACAGATTCAGAATACTTTTAGGTGCTAAAGTCCACCTAGGGAATTTACAAAAAGAGAGGGAAGCAGTATGAGCATTGAAGCGGTTTCGCTAGTTCTAAATCAATCAAAAGCAACCGGTAGGGCAAAGCTTGTCCTAATTGGAATTGCTAATCATCTTGGAGATCAAGGTGCTTGGCCTTCAATTAGCACCCTGGCTCGGTACGCTAACGCCTCAGAGCGTTCGGTCAAGCGTGACATTCAAGAACTTATTGACCTTGGTGAGCTTCGAGTAGAGCTACAAAACGCTCCTACACACCACCAATACAAAACTAACCTTTACTGGATAACAATTCAGTCAGGGGTGACAGATTGGGCATCAGGGGTGACAGCTCAGGTAAGCAGGGGTGACAGACTGGGTAAATCAGGGGTGACACCTGTTGGCACGCAAAACATCAATATAACCATCAAAGAACCATCAATAGAAACCAGCAAAGATGACTTTGAAAAGTTTTGGAATTTATACCCAAAAAAGGTCGCTAAAGCCGATGCTCAGAAAGCCTGGAACAAAGCTCTAAAAAGAAAAACCGCTGATGAGCTGTTGAAACTAACTAAGGTTTACTCAGAGGGAAAACTTCCAGACACGACATACATTCCGTATCCTGCCTCATGGCTAAACAAAGAACTTTATGAGAGTGTCGAAGTCGTTGAAGCAAAACCTTTGCCTAAGCTATTTGTCGGGAGAATCAAATGACACACTTTGAGCAGTCAGTAATCGGATCAGTCCTGCTGACAAATGGCAAGGCGCTAGAGAGCCTGTCACTTGCACCAGCAGACTTTGACGACCTGCAAAACGAGCGCATTTACAAAACCATGCTGGAGATGAAGGCTAATCGCCAGCCGATTGATGTGCTTACAGTCGGAGCTGCTCTACCAAAGCTTGCGAGCTATCTCCACGACATCGTTACGGCAACTCCAACAGCCGCTTCGGTCAACTTCTATGCCAGCAAGGTAATCGAAGAAGCAACTAGGCGCAGACTCGCAGTAGCCGGAACTATGATTCACAGCAAGGCACAGCACGAAGATTTGGCAACAGTTTTTGACACAGCCAAAAAAGAAATTGATGACCTCATTGATCGCAACTCGGCAGTAAAGCCAAGCTATGTTGCCGATGAATTACTTGCATACATGGATGAGATTGATAGGCCAAAGAACTACCCGCTCAGCCCTTGGCCTTTGCTAAACGAAATCATCGGTGGCTTTCGCCCAGGTGCGCTTTACATCATTGGCGCTCGACCAGGTGTAGGTAAGACCATTGTTGGTTTACAGATTGCTTGGGAGCTATCAAAGACTGGCCCTGTATCTTTCCACAGCCTTGAGATGGGCAAGCACGAACTTTACAATCGCATCGTTGCCAGTCAAGCTGAGGTCTATCTAGGCAACATCGAGAAGGGCAACCTGAAGGAGTGGGAGTGGGAGCGCATCCTCAAAGTGCGAACTGACATCCAATCACACAGGCTCGCTATTCACGACAAGTCCGGTCAAAACCTTTTACAGATACGAGCGCAAGCTAACAGCGTAAAAGGATCAGGTGACCTAAAAGCAATCGTTGTTGACTACCTTGGATTGATTCAGGACACCGAAAGGGGTCGCAAGCGCTACGAGATGATTACCGACATTAGCATCGGTCTAAAGAACTTAGCTAGAGATTTAAATGTGCCAGTAATCGCTTTGGCCCAGCTCAATCGAGGCCCAGAGCAACGCAAAGACTCTGAGCCTGACATGGCTGACCTAAGAGATTCGGGTGGAATTGAGCAGGATGCCGATGTGGTTATGTTGCTACACAGGATTAGAACCGAAGAAGATACGCAAGAGTGGCAGAAAAGCCAGATGATTATCAAGGTCGCTAAGAACCGACATGGCATAACAGGTGAGGCTGGACTCAAGTTCGAAGGCCACCTAGCCAGAGTAGTTAGCTAAGATTATGGGGTGGATGACAATGTGGCCTTATGCTGCCGATGTGGTGCGACTTGGAAAGTCAACACCCACAAACGCAAGAGGAAAGACCTCAAATGTCAGTCTTGCAGGATGCACCGAGCCTTGGTTATCAAGTATGGCTCAGAGAAGTGCATACCTTGGCAGGGTGACTTTGACAAGCAGACGCTTACCATCCCCATTTTTGACGGCCAGCCAGTCCTACCTGGCATACGATCTTGTGGACACCTTGACTGCACAAATCCCAACCATGTCATAGGTAGCCACTAGAGTAAAACAACCAATCGAAAGGAAAAAGAGATGGCAATCATCAAAGTAAAGGGAACTGTCAACCGAGTCTTTTACGAAGGCAAGGGGCTAGAAGTGGTAGAGGCATACGAAACCAAGACTGGCGACACAATCCAAAAGCGATACACAGTATGGCTAAAGCAGCCGACCACATTGGACATCGGCGACACAGTTCAAGTCGAGGGGCTTTACAGCTCTGAGATTGATAACTGGACTAACAAAGAGGGCGAGGCCAAGCAGTCCATCAAGGTCAGCATCAATAACCCTCTAGTCGTACCAGCAGAGCCGCTACAAATCATCAAGGGCATCTTCGAACCGACACACGAGCCAAGTCCGTTTTGATAAATCTCCGTTGGCTAGTCCCCGCCCTCACCGCCGGCATACTCTTGAACCTATCGCTCAATGAAATTAGCGTTCTTGATGGTGTGGGACTAG